TGGCATAGGTTTGCCGACAGGAATATTAAAATGTTTATAAAATTTAAGTGCTTCATTATCATAAATTTTAGAATAGTCATCTGAAATATCTTTTAATTCAGATGCATCAACTCCATCAAGTCCAATATTTCTAATGAATTCTTTAACTCTATCGTCAACTCCATATTTATCAATATAAATCATACAGGCCATAATATGATTATTTAATTGATAAACTTTACCGACAGAACTATTAAAAAAATTGGTAATTCCAATTATAGGATTTACATTAGGTGGAGATTGCAGTTTACATGCTAACATAAATCTTTTTAATGATTTATAATATTTGCCATCATCATAATAATGTTTTTGGTCAGCCAGCAAATCACCAATATATTTATTAACATCAACTTTCATAGGATTAAAGAAATATATACAACTAATTTCCTGAAAATGTCCATTTATAAATTGCAATAAATCAATTTTACATAAATCAATTTTATCAGGATTATAATGATCTTTAAAAAATGAACCGTTAACATCGTCCATATTAAAGAACTTAAATTTATCATCTTTTTCTTTATTTTGTATTTTAAATTCAACAAAAAATAAATTAGGATATTTATTAATTTTATTAAATATATTTTTAAATTGTCTTTGCACCTCATTAAACCCCTTCGGTTTAATATTAATAGGGCATAACATATCAATGTCAGCAGGATAATTTTGGGACGATAAACTAGAAGTACCTACTAATTTAGGAATATTATCTTTATATTTTAAAACGAGATATAAATAATTATCTTGTTTATTTAATAATTTTTCATCTAATACATTAGGAATAGGCATATTATAATATATATTTATATTATAATTTATTTTTACAAAAATTAATTTAAGGTTCATATTCTTCTTCTTCTTCTTCTTCTTCTTCTTCTTCTTCTCCTCCTTCTTCAACTTCAATAGGTACTTCTGCTCCTCTTTTTGCCTTAAATAAGATTAAAGTATAATCATTATTTTTTAATTTATCTGCTAATGATTTTAATAGATTAAATAGACTTCTAGATGGTTTAAATTCACTTGTAATTGTTGCAGTTCCATTATTAATATCCATCTCAAAATTACCAACAATTTTTAAAATAGATGGAGATAAAACATTTAATTTATTATCTATATATCTTTTATTATCTGAAGATAAATCATTATATTTTAATTTATTAGTTAAAAATATAACTAATTGATTCCATAAATCAATAATAGTATCTATTTTTTTTGATAAGATAGGAATATATAGATTATAATTTTCACTTCCGATAAGTTGAACAAGATCGTAAAGTTCATAAGTAAAATCATTATACATTTTTTTAAATTTATTTAATAAAGTTTTATCAATAGTATTATTTTCTTTCACTTCTTGTTGATATTGTCTATTTACATCTTTTATTAATCCAAAAATATATCCTTGTTGTTGTTCATTATCAACATCTTTATAAAAAAATTTATTTGCTTCTAAATTCATATATTATATATTTATAAAATTATTCTTCTTCCATTTCTTCGGGTTCGTCAGGTTCTTCAAGTTCTGCAACTTCTTCTTTTAATGGATATGAGACTTGGTCAAATACATTTTCATTTATTTGTCTAATAATTAAATCAATTTTATCTTTTAATCCATTATATACATTATCTCCAACTGCTAAATGTGCTAATCTTGCACTAATTTGTTCTAAAGATGGTTTTAATTCTTTTAAATTATTATATACTTTTGCTTTATCTGAAGGATTTAATGAATTATATTTTAATCTTGATAATGCAGAAATAATATTATTCCAATCTGATATAATATTTGCTATACTTTCAACCAATCCTGCGTCCATACCTTCTTCTGCAGAATGTAATGCCTGATAAATTTCATAACCAATATTACTAATTAATCTTAAAAAAAATTGATAATCTCTTTTATCCATTTCTTTAGTTGCTAAAACTTCTACAACTTCTTTTTTTCCTCTAGATTTAATTTTATTACTAATTTCTTCATCTTGTGCCATTTGTCTACGTATGGCTTCACCATATAATCTACCTAAAAATTTATTGGCTTCTAAACTCATTTATATAATATATATTTACATTATATAAAAATTATTAATTATTTTTTATAAGATGCCCTACATTTTGGATCTTTTAATACATCTCTATAACTCATATTATGTTTTTTAGCATATGCTTTGCAATGTTGTATCCAAGGAGATGCACCCCCTTTCTTACCTGCACTTTTAGCACCCGCTTCTTTTCCTTTTCCTCGTACCATTTTAGCAAGAGAAATAGCAGAAGGAGCAACATCTGCAACAGTTTTAACAACATTACCAACAGATGAAACTATATCATCAAAGAATCCAGCGCCACTTTTCCCCATTCCTCGGCGTCGTCGTCTCAATTCATCTCTGCTTAATCCAGATTCTACAGATTCCAAAGATTTAACTGCTTTTGGTTTACGGCCTCGTCGTTTATATGCTCTGATTTCATCTTCTCGTCTTTGTCTATCTTTTATTTTTTGTAATGCATCTTCATCAATACGAGGAAGTGGTCCTTTTCTCCAACTTTCATATGCTTCTTGTGCATGGGGTAATATTCTTTTGCCTAATTTAAGTGCTTCATCTAAAAATCCAGCACCTTCTACAACTTTACGCGGTCTTCCCCTTTTACCTCCTGTCAATAGATTTCTATGTTCTGCCATTGCTTGAACTCCTATATCTCCCCCTTTAAGTTTACGCGGTCTACCTCTTTTACCACCTTTCTTTGGTTTCCCAAGTGCTAAAAGTGCTAATGGTGCGACACTAGCAAGACTATCAAAAAATCCAGCACCTTCCATTTCAGCCTTACCACTACCAATTGCTCTCGCTTTAACACCTCCAACATTACCAGAAGTAATAGATTTAGAAGCCTTACCACCATAACCGGCAGTTTTTATAATTCCACCTTCTTTACGGGGTCTGCCTCGTCTTCGTTTCCCTGCTTCCATTTCTCCTTTGCCTAATCCGATCGAAGATAATAAACCACTAAATATTCCAGAGCCTTCATAATCTACTTTAGGTTTAACAAGAGGTACAGTATCATCATCTAATACTTGTTTCCCTGTAGCATTAAGATGAGATAAATATCTTTTATTAATTTCATCAACTTGTTGTAAGATTTGTCTATTATATGCATTGTTTTCCATATTAATATATATTATATATTTATTTTTTTATTTTATTAAAATTATTTATTAATAAAATAAATCTATACAATTTAATTATATTCATAATAAAAAAAGCCATTGGCATATATATTAAATTGTATAATATAAATTAAATTAAATTAATATTATTTACATCATTTTAGAAGCCATACGACCAGCAGCCATTGCACCAGCAGCCATTGCGCCGCCAGATTTACCATAACCAAATGTATCAAGTGCCTGAGCACCAAGTTTAGCATATTTATTATCTACTCCTTGAAGCATTTTCTTTGCCATTGGGAGATAATTACTTGCCATGGATTTAAGATCGCCAAGAATACCACCACCAACATAACGTACTAATTCGCGTTTGGCCATATGTGGAGCATTCGCAGCATTTAATACATCATTACGAGTAAGGATACCATTGAGATATGATGCGGAATTACCATTTGTTGTTGAAAGGATACCAGAATACAAAAACATCACATTAAGTTGTGGAGCCATTGCGAGACCAGAATTATTTACAGCAGATACTGTAATTTGAAATTGTGTAGTTGTAAGAGACCCAGGTGCATTATATACTTCTGCAATAGATACAACATCACCAAAATTGAGATATAAGACTGAACCGCAAGTACCTTGATTAGAAACAAGATTACCGACATTATCTTGTCCACCAACATTTACAAGACCACTAAATTCATCCCATGATTGTTGAGAACCAGATTTAAGTGAAGCATCATAAAGTTGTTTTTGGCTAAAAGTGCTAAGTATACCAGTTTGGTTATTAAATGTAATATTAACATTTGTAATAGTGGCATAATGGTCAGCAACTCCATTAGCATTTGCTCCTTGTTTATTGGCATCATCAACCCATGCTATAACTTTATCGGGAATAGAATTGAGTTGGAGAGAGTTAGAAGTCTTTTGATATAGAGAACCTGCAGGGAGAACTTCATTGTTATTTGGAGTAATGTAGTCCACAAATTGTTGCAGAGGAGTTATACAAGTTGCAGGGATTAGCATTGTTGGTGGAGGTGTATAATATGTGAATTCCATATATGGATATTCATATGCAACACCTGCTACTGATTTTGTTGCTCCAGCAGTATCAGATGCAACCCAACGGAGAGCGCGTTTAGCGAGTGCATCCATACTCATAGTAAAATTGAGTTGTGTTATACCCACCAAACCAGTTTGTTCCTGATCTCCATTAAAAATGAAAGGACTTAAAATGATGGGTTCTCTTACGCGAATTGTAATTGAAACATTTTTAACAGCAGCAACAGAACCAGCAGGAGTATTACCAGCAATTGAAACAATTTCAAAAGATGCGCGAGAATCTAAATCTTTACAATTTTGATTATTTGCGGTATTGAATGGAGAGTTCCAAGTTGGGAGAAATGGTTCTTGACGTACTGCAGCAGCAAGGGCATTAGCGCTAGTGTTTAATTGTGGAAGTGCAGCGACATATGTACCCCAATAATCAAGTTGTGTAGGAGTTGACCCATAAAATTTTTGTATATCTTCTTTTGGAAGACCTCTAAGAATTGGATCGAGAATTTGATTTACATTATTTTGTACTACAGATGTGTTATTGATTTGACATGTCATATTGTTGCATAATTGATGAAGTACAAAAGGAGCGAAACAGTCTGCACCTTGGACATAAGTACCATCATTTTCTTGATTTACAGCAAGACCGTTCCAAAGATATTCATATGGTTGAACTGTACCAGTAAGGGAAAAAGTGATATCAGAACCCCAGATTACATTACGAGATACGACAGTATTTGTTGATGGGACTTGTATAGCATAAATATGTTGGTTTGCCGATGCACTATTTGCCTGATATTTTTGTGATGTGATATTTTGGCCAGATTTAAAGACAGCAAAATCAAGACTATCAGCAATATCAAGAACAGTATCTTTTACACTAAGTGGTTTAATTAGTTGAGACATTCTATATATATTTATATTATACAAAAAAAATAAAAAAAGTTAAAATTGATAAATTATATTAAAATTTACTATTATATGATTTCTTACGAAGAAGACATAATAAATCTGATGATGAACCAGCATCTATTGTGAGAGGATGAAGTACGCCATATTTATCTTTCCAAAATACATCTAATGTAAGTTGATTAAGATTGTTATGTCCAAGTAAATCAACTAATCTATATTCTCCTGTTGGAACATAATAAACAACTTGATTAGTTTGTTCTACACCACTTGTAAGAGGTACTATAAAATCTGTTAGAACTTTTGTTAATGCTTGTTGCTTATATATGTTTCCAGTTGTTGTTGGGTCAATATTATTAATATTTTGTGGTTGACCTGTTAATTGTGGTTCTATTGGAATAATTGTAGATGAGAATACAAATGATTGAATTGGAGACCAAGTTTGAACACTACTGATTTGTTGTATATATGATGCATATTCTCCTGCTTCTTGTGTTGTTCCATCATATAATATATTTGTATCTAATAAATATCTACAATCTATGTCCTCAGGATATATAGAACCATTTCCTGCATTTTGAGCAAAGAATTTAAATCTGAATGTTGATAAAAGATTATATAGAGGTTGATTAATAGATACAAACCATTTAGCATTTGCGGGTGCAGATGTTCCAGTGGGTACAGATGTAGGTTGATTATATATTAATTTACCTTCTACTGAATTCCATTGAAAATATGGAAGATGTGTCCAAGATGCGCCAGAAATAGTTTTAAATGCTTCAAGAATAGCATTATTAATCATTCTACATAATGTATCAACATATTTAATATAAAAATATGAATTACCAAATAGTTCTTCTTTTGTCATTGGATAATTTAATAAAGATTCATAATTAGTATTTATTGTTTCTGGTATGAATAATAGATTTACACATCCATCACTTGCTAAATTATAATGAGTTGTTGTAATTGTTTTAACATATGGATATATACACATTGTAGATGAGTTATAATCAGCAAGAGGATCTAAATTATCAAATAATGATATTAATGTTGTTGGATTAAATACTTGTAATCTGGAAATAGAATTAACTTTATTAGATACTAGAATATTATTATTTTCATCTAATCCGACTAATCCATTTAATATATTATTATTAACAACTACAGAAGATGTAGATGCTAAAGTTGATGGATTAATTAAATTTAATTTTGTTTGATTATTAAATAAATCATAAAGTGCATATAGATTAGTTCCATTAGTCATAAATGATGGTCTATTTTGTGTAGTGCTTGCTGTTGAGCCTTCATCAAATATATTAATATTAGATGGTGAACCTGTTGAAGTCCATTCACTAATATAATTTTGTATATCTATAGAACCTAAAGGAGAATTAGATAAATAATTATAAGTTTTAGTGATATGTTCATATAATGATAATGTGATATTATTACCTATAATTTCGCCACCATATAATCTAGAATTGGCTGAACCAAGACAATATAAATTATTTTGATTTGATAAAGATACTGATACTGCTTTAACAGATACATTAGATGTAATTTGTGTCCATCTATGAGTTGACATGGTAGATTGGCATAAATAGAAATTTTGTTTAGTTGGATAATATAGTTGCTCTCCATTTCCGAGAGTTAAAGGACATGAAACATTATTAATTAAATTATAATTTTGTGCTAAAAATAATGTATTCAAAATTTTATTAGAATTATCAATTGAAGTAATAAACATTAATGCTTGTTCGTCTTGTTGGTAATCAATATATGAAACATAATAATTTGCTCCTGTTTGCTGATATATTAATGATGGTGGATTTGTTGCAGTATATGTATTATTTGTAAATGTATATTTATATATTGTAGTTCCTCTATATATATCATATACAACATTTGGGCCACATAATACAAATAATGAATTTGCTCCATTACTGACATCAGATGTTGATACGCAAACATCTGCACAATTTGTAGGAGTTGTAATTATTAAAACTGGTGTTGTAATTCCATATTTAAATATATATACTTGGTTATTACCACAACATACTACAAAATGAGTAGAATCTAATTCATACATTTGCATAGGAGTTGGGCCAGTTGGATTTGATGAAAAATATGTAAAAGTTTCAAGCACTGCTGCTGTTGAAATATTACAAATAATAATATTGTTATTATCATCTACATATGCAAATTTTGTCGCAATTGGTAAATTACATAATGCATTAACTCCTACTGTTGAAAAATTTGTATAGGTCGTTAAGATGCTAAAATCTTTTATTGAGAAGATTGTTAAATTTACATTTGTCGTCCCAACTTGATAAATAGGTACAAAGAGACGATTTTGATGTTTAAATAATTGAGTATGATTACCAAATAAATTATTAAAATTATGTATCTCATAAGTATTTTGTGCTCCGGTTGATTGATTCCACATAGATAAACCATAATTATAATCTGGATAATCTGGATCGCCAGAAGAGTAAATATATTCAATAGGAGCAACTGGATCATTAGATATATATAAATTATTATCTGAACCGACTGCAACTAATTTATTTGTTGTATATTGTTTATCAATAGAGATAGCAGAAACTGTAGGGAGATTAATATCTATTTCACCTACTGAAGTCCAATCATTATTATAATTGATAGTATTTGGTCCATTCTTAAAATTCCATACATTATATGCATTTGTCGTACCCATAGAATATAAATCATTTGCATTATAAGATGACCATAAACATCCTGCTTTTAAAACTGTTGAATTATTAGCAGGACCAAGCCAAGCAGTCGGAGGATTTAATACTGGATAATTTATATAATATGTAAATCCATCATCACCGATACCATATGCTAATGCGCTTTCTGTCATGATGATTGATGATTTTGTTGGATATATTGTGTATTGTTGATTATTGTTGACATTATATACTTGAGCATCAACTGTACTATTTCCAAATACTAAATCTGGTAATGATTGAGTATATGAAAATTCATAAAGTGTAGTTCCTATAAGTGATATGCCTGCTACTTTATTTTTATTAGATATAGAAGTATATGAACCTCCAGCAGTCCAAGTATTAGCAGATGCTCTAGTATATTCTTTATAGTAAATAGTATTATCAGTATTATTAGTGATACCAATATAGAAATTTCCTAAAGTTTTATTAGTACAAATAAATTTATATGTATCTCCTACAGATGGAGTTAGTGTATATATAACTGCACTAGAAACTTTATCAAATACTTTCATTACGCCATTTGAAATAATATAAATAGAACCATTGGTAGAACCATTAGAACTTAATCCATTATTATAATTATCATAATCGATACTATTACTATTATCTGGTGGAAAATTTATTTTAATTTGTTTATCAAAACCATATTCAGCATTTTGAAATTCACCATTATAATTATTACCAGATGCAGAACATAGACCAAAAGTATTCTGAACTGTTTCAGTTGTTTCACTAGTATATAATAATGCTAATTCATAATCTGTTAAATTTGTAAATAGTTCAGGTTTATCTTTAATTTGTATATCAGGTATCAATACTGGTAAATTACTTTGTAAATTCCATCTTATAATACTTAAATAGTAATCATCTGACTTATCAACTACATTAAACTGTTTAGTCTGGTTAAAACGTAATGGTCTTGCTTGTGTATTATTAGGTGTATATTCATTGAAGACACCCATATTAAAATATTCATGGGTTGGATCATTTGCAGTATTAATTATATTTTGATAATTCTGTTGAATCGCTTTTAAACTAATTGCCATTATATATAATATACATTTATATTATTTTATGAAAATAACAATTTATAAAATTATAAAAAATGAAAAATTATTCAATACATTTATGTATTTAATTAATAATGATTATAAAGTTGGTGAGGCTATAGAATTTATGGATGATTTAATTAATTGATTATTAAAAATATTAATATAATCTATATTATAATAAAAAATAATGTAAAATATACTATAATAATGTAATAATTTTAAAATTATTACATTATTATAATGTTTTTATGATTATTTTATAATATAATCTAAGTTATATTATAATAATTAAATAATCTAATCTATATTATATATATGGATTGTGTTGATATATATTATTCTGAATCTGTTCCTGAATTATCTGGACTACAATTATTATAATTAGTATCACAAGATTTACACATACATATATTTTTATGTTTCTCTTTCTTCTTTGGTTTTTCTTCTTCAATAGATAATACTTCTTTTACTGCTTCTGCAATTTCATCATCATTATCACTTTCAATATCTTCTTCTTTTACAGTTAATGGATCATCATCTTCTTTTATATCTGCTAACTTCTCTATTTCTTTATTCATAACTGCGAGATGTAATTGTAATGCTAAAAATAAATTAAAATTCATATCTAAACTTTCTTTTAGTCCTCTTAAATTTTTATTTAATAAATTTCTACATCTTCTAAATTTTTTATCGAGTTCTCCAATTGATTTATATTCTTCCATTGTGTCATATTGTTTTTTATAATATAAATTATCAATTATATCCATTAATGCTTTTGAATCTACTAGTAATTTTTCAACCTGATTAATCCGTTCTAATTCTTCCATTCTATATAATATATAAAAAGATTATTTTTTTTAAAAATCTAAACTATATTATATATGGGAAATAATAAATTAAGTTTTATATCAGATTATAGTATGGGTAAAGTGAATGAAGATATCGTTTATAATCTTATTAGAAAATATTGGAAAGATAGACTAATTGCTAAAAGTAATAATATATATTCTAATTATGATTTTTATGATTGTAAATATAAATATGAATTAAAAAGTAGAAGATGTACACATGATAAATATCCAACAACATTAATACCGGAAATGAAATGTCATAAGGGTACTTATTTATTATTTATATTTACTGATGGATTATATTATATAAAATTTAGAAAAAGTAAATTTGAACAATTTGATAAAAAAATGTTTGTAAAGAATAGAGATGATAAACAAGATGTTATGAAATATTATTATCATATACCAATTGAACATCTTAAAAAAATTAATATAAATAATGAATGTTCAGATGATGATAATTTTGTTGTAGAATTTGAATGATTAATTTATAATATTTGAAACAATATCATCATAATTAAATCCAGATACATCTTTTATTTCATTCAACATTTTTATATAATTAGATAATGATTGATTATAATCTAATATTGATTTTGCTCGACATATACAATGTCTACCACAAGTGGCAACATCTTCTTTTTTATTTTGAAAGTTCTTTGAATTATATATTATGTCGAATCTATTATGAGCATCTTGTAATAATGGTATTAGATATGGTGTTTCATCAATTGATTTCTTATATTTTTTATCTATCCATTTTAAAGGTTCATTAATTGGATATCCATATGAATCAAAATATTCTATTGTTGGTTTGTGTGTATCTTCAGCGATATATTTAGATAATAATGTCCAGTGGCCATAATTTGGCTTTGATTCCCATATTATTATTACTGCATCTTTTTCTTTAGGTAATAATTCATCAATAGAATTATAATTTTTTAAATCTTGATGTGATATTATTTTTATATTTGGTAAATATTGTTTTATATCTGCATCTGTAAGTGCTTCTTTACTTATCTCTTTTACCTCACCTCTATTAAGTCCAGAACCTTCTAAAGTATGTAAATATTTATTTAATATTCTAAATTGTTTTTTAGCATTTTGTTCTGTCATTGGTTTTTTACTAAATCGTTTTCCGGTATCTATATTTTCTACATAATAACCTTTTTTATCTTTTATAATTTTAAATGGCATTATATAATATATATCAATATTATATAATTATTGATTTATTTTTTTAGTTCATCGATAATAGATTTATAATCTTTTAAAAATGTAGTTGCATAATCATATATATCTGGATCTTCTTTATTTTCTATCTTTTTTATTTTTTTAGGTACTTCTTTCATTTTATTCATAATATCAATAAAATCTTTATTTAATTTAATATTTTCTTCCTCTGTTCTCTTTTCATCATTTTCTATTTTTGTTAAAAATTCTTTAATTAATATATTTTGTTTTGTCTTATTATCTAAATCTAATATTTCTTCAAATTGTTTTTTTAATTCTTTATCATCATGTTTCATTTTCTTCTCATATTCATCAATATTTTTTATTATTTTTGAATATTTATCTTGTTTTGCTTTAGGTTCTTTCTTTTTTACTTCTCTATTTTCAATTTTTAATATTTTATCTCTAATTTTTATTAATTTGTCAGTTTGAATTTTTATATCGTCTTTAAGATCTTTATAATCTGCTACCCAATATATATCATTTCCTAATTCTTCGTCAGTTCTATAATCTTCATCTAATTTTTTTAATTTATCTTTTAATTTTGAGATTTCTGCTTTAAGTCCTCCAAATGCTTTATATAATGCATTTATATCTTTCTCTGTTTTTATTTCTTTTTCTTCTGATATAGTTTTATCATATTTTGATTTTGTTATTAATTTTGTTCTATTTGGTTTAGGTTCTATTTCTTTGAAATTATCTGATACTAATATATGTTTATTAATAAGTTTTATTAATTCTACTTTATTTTTTGATTTATAATTTTTTATTATATTTTCTCTATTATAAACATCTATAATATGTATTAGTTCTTTTCGTTTTAAATCTTCTAATTTTTCTATTTTTCGCTCTTTCTTTGGCATTATATAATATATTTATATATTATTTATAATTTCAAGACATCTATAATTACCCCAGTATGGTTTACAATATTCTATCTGGCGTTTATATGGTAAATCCTCATTTGTAATTACTCCTTCATTTTTATGTTTTAATATATATTCAATATTTGCTAATACTGCGATAGATACTTGTAATTGTGTACAATTTGATTTACAGTTTTTACCTAATACTCTCATAGTCTCTTTATTCGTTAATATAGAACCACACCAATATATCCTACCATCATTAAAAAAGACACAGGCGCCCATAGAATCATATGAATCTTTATTAATAATATCATTTTAATATAATGCAATTAAATTTTTAGGTTCTTTAAAATCATTCTTTTTCATTAATTCCAATGACTTCTGAGATATAGGACAAGAATCGTAAACATATGATATTACCGGAGTATAATTTTTTGTAGAAAGTAAATCAGATAATGATATTACTTCATTATGTGTAATCATTCTGCCTATTATTGGTTCTACTTTGTCATCTGGTGTTATAATATATGATTTTGTAAAACATTCCATTGAATGTTTATTTGGATTTATATACATATTCTTATTATATGTATAAAAATAAATAGATTTAAAAATAAAATCTAATATAATAATATAGAAATGCATTCAATTAACATATTTAAAATCGTTTTTGACAATGATATAAATGAATATATAGGAACTACAAAAATGAAATTAAGTATACGAAAAGCATCATTTAGAAACGATATGAAAAAAATATACGGCGAAAATGTCGAAAATATGACAGATTTTTACAAAAATATATATAATAATGTAAAAAATAGAATATTATTGGTTGAAAAATTAGAATATACGAATAAAAAAGAAATAGATAATTATATAAACAATTTGATAAAAAATAATGAAAATTATAAAAAAATCACATCAAAAAAGTCGGTTAAGACATCTAATTGGACAGAATATATGAAAATCAAAAATAATGAATATAAAAGTAATAAACAAAAACAAATATTAGAAAATTTAAATGATAATATGAAAAACAAATTATTTGATTATATGATGCAGGAATTAGGGAAAGACAAAATTATTAGAATGATACAAAAAGATTGTTTAAATGCTGTTTAAATGCTATATTTATATTGTTTAAACATTAATATATATTATTAATGTTTAAAATGAAACCTTGTCGGAGGTAATTTTCATTTTAAATGTATATCTTACTTATATAATATATATAGATATTTTTTCTTTAAATTGATAAATTTTATATTTTTATAGTATATTATATATTTCTAAACATGTCTAAAACTGAAGAAAAAATTAATAAATATGATAATTCTAAGATATTTAAAATAATATCAGATACACAACCAGATAAAATATATTATGGTTCAACATTAGAAAAATCATTAAGAAAAGTGTTAAGCATACATAAAACAAAATATAAAAAATATATTGAGGATAATAATTCAGTTGATTATATCCCTAGTTTTGAATTATTAAAAAATAACGATGCTGAAATAATTTTAGTAGAAAAATTTAAATGTAATGATGTAGATGAATATAATCAAAAATTACATAATTTTATAAATGACCCAAAAAATCCAAATATTAACCGATATCGTCCAGAAGGTTATAAAAAGACCGAAGATTGGAATGATCCTGAAACCGCCGGGTTTTTTTCTAGATGGTTATTATGGGGAGAAAATACATTAAAAAAATCAATAAAAGAAATTGAAAAAAAATTTAATATAAAGATCCATTATATAGAATGAAATATATTTTATGTGGATATAGAAGGTAAATGTAATGATGTATAATTTTTCATATGATTATCAATAACTTCTTTTATATATTCTTTCAATTCTTTATGTATGCCATCCTCTGTTTTATTTTCCATATTTTCTATATATTTTATATGTTTTTTTGATTTATCATGAATATATTTATTATATGATTTATAATGCCCACCGCAGGGACATTTACATTGCTCACTATTCTTCACATAATCCCGCATATATTTTCTCATCTTTTCTTTCGAATAATTTGGCATTTTATATATATTATATGTATATAAAATATTCTTTAAGTATATTTAATTATTATTTTCATAATTATATTTTACTTTTATTAATATTGCTTGATTCATACTTGTATCTTTTTTTACATAACGGGATTTATAATATATATTACTTTCAACGAATTCAACTAATGAGGATCTATTATGTGTTCGTTTCTCTTCTTTTGTTAATAATTTATATATTTCATCATTTCTAAAATAATCATAAATATCTTTTATCGTTAGTGTATCATTTATATCTTCTGTAAATGTTAGATGTTCATTTAAAAATGTATGAATAACATTTGATTTCTCATAATAATTTTTAGTTCTGTTTGTGCATTCTTCTATAACTTTATAAGTATAATTATTTTCTTTATATTTTTTATGTGCATCTATCATCATCTTTAAAAATGATAATTTATATGTGTCTCCTTTTTGTTCTAGTGATATGTCTGCCTCATATATATTATTACTATTATCTATCATTGTTTTATCTGTTGTGAATAATGATACAAATGGTGTTATATCAAATCTCCGCTTGACTGCTTGATCTGGTGCTTCTGATAATAATGGTAATGTATTACAACAAATAATATATGTACCAGTATTAATATTATCATTTTTTGTTTCATATATTTTACGAGCATTTATAGTTTTTTCTCCAGTATATTTTTTTAAATCTCCAACATCAATCTTTTTTAATTTATCGGGTTCTGGAAACATTATTATTCTTTTACTTGCCATATTTGCTATTTTTGTTTCATCTTTCTTACCACCGTAGGTTATAATTTGGGTATCGCCTAATGTGTAAAATTGTTGTAATACTATCGATAAATAATTGCATAATAGTGATTTACCATTACCACCAACTCCAGTAAATACATGTACATTCTGTTTTAATCTATTTTCAAGTCCTGTACTACATATCATCAAGAATTTTTCTTTTATATCTGGATTTGGAAATATTTTATTTAATAATTCGTCAAACTCTTTGTATTCTTTTTCTTTAGGTTCAATATAATCATAATTTAATTTAGTTGTTATATACATATCTTTTCTATAATCAATAAATTCTTCTTTTAATAGGTCATATACTTTTGTCTTCATAGGTACTAAATTCCAATCCTTATTAAATTCAATATCTATATTATCTTTGTTAAATTTAAATTGTGGCTGTTTAGATGTTTTTATAATATCGTCTTTCCCTTTTTGTGTTGTTATTCTTCGTAATTGTGATATTAATTTTGATATATCTGATGTTTTAGTATAACAACTTAATATGTGTAAATTTATATAATCATATAAATCATTATCAATAATATCTTTAAACTTATTTATTGCTCCTGATCCTGATTGCCATAATTGCCCATCATAGACATATAGTGCGTCATTTTTCCATATTATATTATCTGTTATTAATGTTAATATCTCACAACAAAATTTATCTGTTATTTGTAAATCTTTATATTTATTTAATATTATTTCTGAATATTTATTAAAGTTATCTTCTTTACACCAATGTAATAATGTACCAATAGTTATATCCGAACTATAGAATTCTTTCCATTTTTTTAAATTATCAGTTTTATTATATCCTTTATATTTCTTACAATATGAATCAAATATATTATATGACTCATCACCGTAATTTTGTTTTACTATTGTACATAATTTCATCCAATTATCATGTATTTCAAATCTATTCTTATTTAAACATTCTAAATATCCTATCAATTCTTTAAATTTATTATCATCTTCTTTATTTATTATCTTTTCTATTATATCTATCTGTTTCTTTTGATTCTGTTTTTGTTGTTTCTTTTCTTTTTCATCTTTTATTTCTTTTATCTTTTGTTTTTTCTCTTTTGTTAATTTTGTTAATACTTTTTTAATATCTGTTTCAATATCTTCTGTTGGTTCTTCTTTTATCTCTTCTTTTTGTTCTTTGGGTTCTTTGGGTTCTTTGGGTTCTTTGGGTTCTTTTGGTTCTTTTATATCTTCTTTAAAATGAGCAATAAATTTATCTGTAAAATTATTAATTTTTAATAATGGATTTATTACCATTTGTTCTTTATGTACATATGACCATTGCCCACATAATAAATCAAATGTCCCTGCTTGATGACAGTGTTTGGGTTCGCCATCTTTATTTTTGGGTAATTTATCTAAATCTAATTTACAAAATATATGTGGCATCTTCTTTTTTATTGATAAAAAATATGGATTATCTTTTAATAAATATTTATATTGTTCTAATGTTTCTTTATCATCGATATCAAATTGTTGTATTATATTTGTGTCTACTGCTATATATTCGTAATCATCAATTATATCTTGTCTTTTTATTATTTCTTGTTCAGTCTTCTCTCTAAAATCTGTATATTTTGGCATGTAATTGTCTGTATATTTTGGTATCTTCTTATCTTTTCCGTCCACTTTTTTTATATCAAGAGCAATTGGAAACCATAAAATATTGTTTTCTGTGCAAAAATCTGTAATTTTTTGAGACATTTTATATATATTATATATATATTTTTATTTCTTTAAATAGAAATTTAAATAATTTTTAAACATAAAAAATCTATTTTTATATATTTTTATAATTTTCTTATAGTCGGGCAAGATTTCCAGTAATGGAAAAAGTATATATGTATACTATATATATGTATTTTTTTCGGAAATCTTGCCAGAGGGTATATATATATATATATATAAATAATATATAGAAAGAATATAAAGTAGTGGCAAAAAATCCGGTATTTTTTTATGTCTTTTTGTATGCATATACACTTTTTCATAGTGTCGGAAATCTTGCCCGAAATATTGCCAAAAATTATAGCCAATTTTTAATAACTTTTCTTTTATTCTCGATATTAATAGGTGTAGAAGGTTCTAAAATAGTAGGTTGATTTTGTAATAATGGTTGTGTTTCTAAAATAGCAGGTGTATTAGGCGGTGTATTTTTAGGCGATCTTGTGGACATCTCAAATCCCCAACACTTAGAAAACTTAATATGTGTAGTTAAGGCGACCAAAACAGCACCAACGGCAATCGATAATGAAATAATATCAATCATATATAATTATATAATAATATAATCTATTATTATTATATAATGAGTTTAGTAGGTGCAGTATCACTAACAAACAATACAGGCGTCTTTTTAGGTTCTGTAAATTTAGATAATCTTAATATAAATCCAAATCAATTAGTATATACATCTGATGGAATAAATTTAGAAGGTTTAAATATATCATCTGGATTATCAAAAGTATTAGATGATTTACAAACAGTAGGTAATCCAGATATTCAATTAGTATCAAATTCAGTTTATGTAAATGACAATGTAGGAGCAACACCAATTCAGACAGCTATAGATAATGTATCACAAGCAGATGTAATATATATCTCTAGTGGTTCATATGGTGAAAATCAAATATCTATTACAGATAAATATAATATAGCATTACAATGCCCAGATGTAGGAAATACAATAACAGAAATATTAAATGGTATATCAATAACAGGAACATCTGAATTAATCAGAGTTTCTAATTTACAAATCAAACCCTCATCATTATCATCATCTATTATAAAAGGTGTAGGAAGACATTATTTTAAAAATATTGTATTTGCCGGTTCAGCATCACAAACACATACAATTGAAATAGGTAAATCAACAACAAAATATATGACATTTATGAATTGTGAATTTGACAATTATTGTTCAATTCAAATATCTTCACAATTAGGAGCACCAATATATTTTATAAATTGTAATTTTGGAGGTGCTACAATTAATTATGGTAATACATCGCCACTTTTAGTAATTATTTCTAATTCTAGTGGTTTAGTAGCGTATCCTACATCACTTCAAGCCACAATGGTAGGATTATGCGTATTAACATCTGGAGCATCAAATACAAACACAACAACTATTAATGGTTCAACACTTGTGTCAATAGCATCACAAGCAAATACAAGAATACCAATAGAAACATCAACATCAAATTCTTTAACATCGTCAGCAAATTTAACATTCAATACATCAACAAATTTATTAACAGCAACAAATATATCAGGAACTAATTTAACAATTACAAATATAAATGGTTCGTCATATCCTCCAGCATCATCTGGATTATCCGCAAATAATCAATCGAATACAAGAATACCATATTGTACATCAACAAATAATACATTAAATTGTGAAGCAGGATTTGAATATAATGAAACAACAAATAGATTAATAGTTTCAGGAATTGATACTACAGATATATCAGGAACAAATTTAACTATTACAAATATAAATGGTTCGTCATATCCTCCAGCATCATCGGGTGTTGTAGTAAATAATCAAACTGAAGGTTCCATACCATTTTGTACAGCAACAGCTAATACTTTAGATTGTGGTCAAGATTTAATGTGGTTTCCTACACAAAAATTATTATCTACAAATTTTGGTAAAACAGATTGTAATGAATTAACACATTTACAATATATAACAATTCAAGATGGTAGTCAATCACAAAATAATACAAATAAAGTTCTAACATCAGATGGTTATAATGGTATGAAATGGGATGAAAACGGTGGTAGCTATTCAGTTTTAACAGAACATTTTAAATATGGACAACAAACAGTACAATCAGGTTCAAGCATAACTTTATATTCAATAACTGGATTATATAATAAATTACCAAATTTTAATTGTTTATATGTATGTGCTTTTAACTTTTCAGTTTCATCAAATAATTGTATTTTAACATTAACATTAGATGATACAGTAAACACACCACAAGTATATACTCAATCATTAACAAATAATGGGCATCATTCAATACCAATTACATTTATAATGCCTGCCACACAAGGTTATGATTTTAATTTTACAATAACAGGTGCTGTTGATAATGGGACAATTTCAACAGATGCTAATGATTTTTATAATATTAGAATTGACCAAATTAAGGGAATGTTATGATAGTAAAACAACAAAATCTTTAAAATTAATTAAATTGAATTAATTTTAATTTAACAATAATCAACAAATGCTACACCATTAACATTATTTGAATTACTTAACATAATCCATTTAGCACATAAGCCAGCAATTACAAAACCAAAATCACCGGCACCAGTCATATTAACAGAGTATTGAGAACTATAGAAATCTACACCATTAGGTGAGAATTTTACTGTTAAAATAGTAGCACCACTAACAGAACCATATATAGCACAACTTTTTACATTTGGTAATTCAACAGCAGTAAAAGTAGTACCATTAAGCATTTGAGCCTGACCTCTACTATTTACAATATTATAAATATTTGTTAGTTTTGTATTGGCATCAGTATCTAAAACTTTTAATTGATTAGTATCAAATGACATGGATGATAAAGAACCGTTAGAAACTGCTTGTGTAGCAGGGAAATTAGATACAGATACACTTCCTGAAATTGGAATAGATGAAGCATTAACAACAGAAACTTTTAGACCGCCATTATCAACAAAAGAACTATTAATACCATTAACATTGACATTTAAATTATTAGTTGTTGTAATATCAGTAATAGATATATCTTGAACTGCGGGGAAGTTATTCACATCAACACTATTTACAGGATTTAAAACATTTACATCTAAACTAGTATTAGTAATATTAGCATCAACACTATTTACAGGATTTAAAACATTTACATCTAAACTAGTATTAGTAATATTAGCATCAACCGAGCCAGTTAATGCAAGATTACCACCGACAAAGACAGAACCATCATTATTAAGAGGACCGACAATATTAACATCAGAACCAATACCAGATGTACTATATACAAGTGTAGATTTTTGAAGACATTGTAAAGATAGAACAGTTTGATCATTAGTATCAGTATTTAATAATTGTAATTTAAAATATCTCATTTTAGGTTCAAATTTATAAAAGAGTGTATCATTAGAAATAACAGATACAGTTATAGTTTCAGTAAATTCATCATTAACACTATCAGGACTATAAACGATATTTAAATCAAAAATAGTATCACATTTTACAGATACTTCAATAACTGAGTAATTAAGACAACTGCTATATACACCATCAAATATATCACCAGCGATAAGAGGGACAATAGAACTATTTTCAGCATTAAAAAATCCAGCATTGCTATTAATAGAAGACATTATATAATATTATTATATATTATTTTTTAATATATTCTTTTTGTTGTTCTACTGAATGCCCCATATTTAATGCATCTTCTTTCATTTGTTCATTTACTTTCCCATACTTATCAGTCAAATAAATATGTCTTAACATGCTAGAACTGACATTTTTACCGAGAATAGAATTTAAACGTCTAGTTATACTATTATCACTTTTAAGTCTTTCACCATTAAATTTTACTAATAAATATCCATCACCATCTTTTTTATATTTAAGATATTTTTTTATAATATTCATTAAATCATCTGGAACATTAATATTTTGTTGCCCATATACTTTATCAGTTTTATAATTATTAAAAACAAATTGTTTCTTTTTAACATCTAACCAATTGTATTTGTCATCCATATTTTTACCATCTTTACTAACTTTCATTAATAGATAATCTTTATTTCGTCTTGGAGCGATAGAGACATAAAGACCTAATATAACACTATCTAACATATTATCATATTGACTTTCAGAAATATTTTTAGGCATTTTAATTTTATCTTTTAATTCATTATATTTTGCCTCTATATCTTCCCATTTCATCCAGTTATCTTTTTGTTGTTCACTTTTTTTATTATTTTTTGCATCATCTTCAATTTTTTTATTCATTTCAATCATAGTGTCATAATAACTATCATATAAAGGATTATTAAGAGCCTTAAGAATAGATACAATAGAAATCATAATATTTCGTTGTGTTGTTAACTTATAATCTTTTATTTTTTCAAATATTTTTTTAGGTTTATTAAGAAAATTAAGATCTTTTAATTCTCTTTTATCATTAAGATTTTTTAATACTGTTATATATAATTTTGTAGATGAATCACTTAGTTTTTTCTCTTTTAACTTATTGATTATTTCCGCTTCCATAATATAATAATATTATATAAAAAAAAAATATAAACTATATTTATATATGGATAAATATAATATACCAGAAATTCATAAAGAATGCCTTTTAACAATGTTATCACATTTACATAATTTATTTAAAAAATATAATATACATTATTTTATTGATGGTGGTTCACTTTTAGGAGCAGTAAGAGAAAATGGATTAATTCCACATGATGATGATATTGATTTAGGTATATTAGAAAAAGAATGGAATAAATTACCAAATATATTAAAAGAATTATGTGATGATAAATATCAAATAAATTATCAGATAGAAACAAATATAATAAAAGTATTCATACCTAAATTATGGGTAAAAGAAAAAGATACAGAAAGAATAATAGGCACTCCAACAATAGATATATTTAAATGGAAAAAAGCAAATAAAAAAATAGAATTAAAATCATTAGAAGACAGACAAAATTATCCAAATTGTTATTATAATAAAGAAGAATTACAACCATTAAAGATATATAATTTTAATGGATTAAAAGTATATGGAGCAAATAATCCATATCCATATTTATATAGATATTATGGTAATGATTGTTTAAAAGTAAGAAAAGTAGAATATAGAAATCCAAATAATATGTATGAGAAAAGTAAAACAATAATTATTTCTTAGTATCATCATCCATATCAGCAAGTAAAAACAGATTTTTTTCAGTTAATACACAATTAGGATAATTTTTATAAACTGTTGCCCATCTACTTTCTAATTTTTTAATTTTTTGTATTTCTTTATTATCAATACCAATATAATTTTCTAATAAATATTTAGTCCCTCTATTAGCACTTCTAGGGAAATAAGTGAAGGTATGACATTCATTGAGGAAGTCTCTAAGATAACCTTTATTATTAGCATAATGAACGATTAACGCACATGATGTATTAGTATGTCTTCCAGTAGTTAAAATTTCATTAATAAATTTAAAAACTTCTTGTTTAATTCCTTGGTCTTTTATCATCTCAATATCATCAAAACAACATAAACTATCTTTTACATCATCAACAGATAGAGGTTCATTTAACCAACTATCATTTAAAGCAACTCTTTTTACAATTTTTTCATCAATACTTTTATCTTCTGCAACATTACTAAAAAAATAAATTGGTCTTTTATTCTTGTATGCTTTTTTATAATTTTTCATATATTGATTTAAATAATAAGACTTACCAGATCCACTTTGTCCAACTATCATCAATACTTGTCTTTCTATATTTGTATTAGGATATTGCTCAAATACACTATTTTTTTGTAATTCTAATTTATCAAAATATACAATCTTTTTTTTACCTTTTAATCCTTTTCCATTATCATCTTCTTTTTTATAATTAGCATCAAGATATATGATTTCTCCATCATCATCACCACCTTTTATTATAGCAACTTCGCCGCCTTTGGAATCTATATTAAAAGCCATCTATATATAATAAGAGAATATAATTTTATTTGAATAATGTTGGAGCCCCGATAGCATTAGCAACTGTTGTGCCTGCTTGCCCTATTTGTTGTAATATAGGAATCGGTATTTGTGAGGCTATAGCAAAAGGAGCAGTAAGCCCTTTGAAGAACCAATCACCAAAACCAGCCCCAAGTTTAGTTGGCATACGTTTTCCCATGAATGGCATAGGTTTGCCGACAGGAATATTAAAATGTTTATAAAATTTAAGTGCTTCATTATCATAAATTTTAGAATAGTCATCTGAAATATCTTTTAATTCAGATGCATCAACTCCATCAAGTCC